GTATGCCTACAACACAGGTGTGCCGTTTGCCGCTGCGATGGCAGAAGTGTTTTCTGACGACGAGATGCTAATTTTGAGCAGCATCATCGCGTTTTGGTTTGGTACGCAGGCTTTCGGCAAAAAGTGAAGGTTAGCCCTGCCGCAATCCACATGATTAAGCATCATGAGGGCGTAAGGACGCGCCCTTATCGGTGTCCGGCCCTGCTATGGACGGTCGGGGTCGGCCACGTTATAGACCCTTCACACGCAGCGGTGAAATATGAGGAACGGCGCACCTTACCGATACCCGATGGCTGGGATCGCATCCTCACTATGGGAGAGGTTGACGCTATCCTTGCTCAAGACCTTGGCAGGTTTGAGCGAGGCGTGGCCCGACTTTGCCCTGCTGCTGTTAATCATCAAGGCCAGTTTGACGCACTCGTTTCATTCGCTTTCAACGTGGGCTTGGGCAATCTTCAAAGGTCTGGGCTTCGCATGAAGCACAACCGCGGTGAGTTTGAAGAAGCCGCCGCAGAGTTCATGAAATGGTCAAAAGCCGGTGGTAAGGTATTGAAAGGACTTGTAAATCGTAGGCGAGATGAGCAAAGATTGTATTTGAGGGGTTGATATGCCAAAGAAAATCCCCGTTGTGCAGATGAACGAGGGGTCATGGTATCGGGTTAAGGGCTACACCTATACCGAGTGCTGCGACTGTGCGCTAACGCATAAAGAAGAGTACAGACTTGTAGACGGACACTTGGAGTGGAGAGCCGAGTTAGCCCCAGAAGTTACCGCTAGACGCCGAGAGGAACTCGGCATTACGGTTAAGAGGAAAGCTAAACGTGACCGTAAAGAAGGCGACTGACGAACAGATACTGCAAGCCTTACAAGATTCAAAAGGCGTTAGGTCGGTAGCAGCGCAAAAGCTCGGGATTAACATCAGAACCTTGCTGAGTCGCATACAGGATATGCAAGGCAAGGGCATTAGCGTCCCCGGTTCTACCTACCAACACACCCCAAACGTGGTTAGAGACGAGTTTGAGTTCACCCCGCTGCCTGATGATGACGTTCCCATTGAGGAGCTAATTGAGCAGCGCAAGCGCAAGTTTTTGCATAAGCGCGAACACGAAGAAGCCTCCAAACTCATCCCCATACGCATCAAGATTGCAGGCCCGATTGGACTGCTGCACTTCGGTGATCCGCACGTTGACGACGACGGATGCGACATTGAAGCCATTGAGCGCCATACCGCCCTTGTAAACGCCACGAAGGGGCTTTTTGCCTGCAACGTAGGCGACACCACCAACAACTGGGTAGGTCGTTTGGCAAGGCTTTACGGCGATCAGGCAACCTCTGCGGCGCAGGCATGGCGGTTGGCCGAATGGTTCGTAAACCGTTGCCGGTGGCTCTACATGATTGCCGGTAACCATGATTTGTGGTCAGGCGCGGGTGATCCGCTTAAATGGATCGCCAAGCAGCACAACTCGCTGTACCGAGGTTCAGAGGCTCGCATTGCGCTGCGGTTCCCAAACGGCGCAGAGGTTAGGGTCAACGCCCGCCACGACCACAGCGGCTCGTCCATTTGGAATCCCGCCCACGGCCCCATGAAAGCCGCCCTGATGGGTACACGCGACCACCTGTATGTCGCAGGGCATAAACACGAAAGCGCCTATAGCGTCCTAAAAGATGCAATATCTGGCATAACCATGCACACGATGAAGGTGGCCAGTTATAAGATTTATGATCGCTATGCAAAAGAGCGTGGCTTTCGTGACAACTGTTTGTCGCCGTGTGCGCTGACCACGATCAACCCTGACTTGCCGAACGATCACCCTGACTTGATCAAGGTGTGGTGGGAACCCGAAGAGGGCGCGGAATATCTGACATGGCTACGCAGCCGAGTTGGGTAGTCCCTAACGGCTGTCAGGACTGCGTGTTTTTCTGCCCTGCCAACGGCCAAGGATATTTCTGCTCGCACGAACACCAATACCTCGGCGGCGTGTGCATCTGCATGGGCAAATACTACCTACGCACCGCACCGTTCCGCTGGCCGCCGAAAGTGGCTGAAGGGGCTGGGATTGAACCAACATTCACGGAGTCAAAGTCCGTTGTCCTACCGTTAGACGACCCTTCAGCGGTTTAACAAAAAATCAATCTCATTCCGCAGCGTCTTGATTTCCAATTCTAGCAGCGTGGCTTCATCGTATAACCCCAAACGCCGCATGGCTAAAAACGCATTAGCAAGCCTGTCGCCCTGCGCTTGACCGTATCCCCACGGGATACGCTCCATTTCTTCTTTCCACGCCCCCGGCGGGCTTATATCGTCTTTCACCATATATCGCGCCCTCCACGCGCACATCGCCAGTTAGGGGTTGGCACAGAGCGCCATTCGCGGTCACGGTTAGCCTTGAGCTTGCGGAATAGGTCAATGATCCATCTCACGGTAGTGCCTCCACGCTGTAGTTGGTACTAGGTGACTTCCAGCCTTTCGGTAAATCGCCATTGATCCATGAGGGGTCTATCCAACGTAGTTTGTTGTTGGGCATGGCGACCCATTGGCCGCTATCTAGCGCGATGATGTGGTGATCCTTGGATTGGTCAGGTATTTCCGACCAGCCGCCATTGGCCCAGAACACACTAAATAGGTACACGCCTGACCGCAGCACTTTGTCGCGGCAATACGCCTCTACTCGGTGGTTACGCAAGAACTGCATCTCACGCACCTCGCAGAACCGACTAAACGAGTCCCACCACACGCAGACGTTAAGCGGTAGCGGATCGCAAGGCTTGGAGCAGATCGCGTGTATGGGCATCCTTGCCCACATTGCACCACACTCAAGCATCACGCTAAACATAGGCGCTCGCATCGGCTCGGCTCTAAAGCCTAGGACGGTACAGAGCGTGAAGCCTCCTTGGCCTTCCTGATGATCGTGCAAAAACTCATTGCGAACGTAGGCCGTGGTGTACGGCGTATCTACTATGAAGCTCATATCAGCCCTTCTTTGCGTAGTTGTGCGATGGTTCGCACCATGCCCTCCAAGTGAGCTAGGCGCACATAGTCGCGGTCAAGATCGGTGCGGAACCGGCGGTCTACGGCGTCGTGGCAGGCGCTACACGCCCACGCACCAAGCAAGTCATCAGCCTTGATGCCCATGCCGCTAACCCCTGATAATCTTATGTGGGCCAGCACTACCGTTTCGGAATTGTGGTTGCATATCCCTTCAAGGCGCACCATGCAGCCGCGCCCTTTTGCTTCGTTACGCAGGTTCATACACCGGTTCCGGTATGACGATGCCCATTTCGGCGCAGCGTGTTTCTAGGAATAACAGGTAATCGCTGAATTCTTGTTTGTTGAGTTTGCTGGAGCGTTTGATCGGGCGCATACGTTTGCGGCCAAAGCCCTCTAACGTCTGCCAACCTCCCCATTCCCCCACCATGTACTCGTGGATATCGTCCCGCGTCCAACCTGCCAGCGTCTCGCCACCGCCTTCTAAGATCGCGGGATAACACACGCCCCACAAAAAACGGTTTTGCTGATCGGTGCGCGGCTTCTTCCATTCCAGCACCTCTATGCACCACGCACGGTCAGGCGATAAGCCCTGCACCATGCGCGTAGCAGCTACGGCTAACTGCTCGGGTGTGGTTCCTTTAGGAAATATGCGCTTCACGCATCCACTCCTCGCCGTACTCCACATCCATGTAATCCTTAAACCACGGGCCGCCACGGGTAAAGTGAACGGCAATCGGGTTCGGGCATTGGTCGCGGGTGTACCAGCCCTCAAGGTAGTTCCATGTGATCGGCAATTCCCCGATTACGTCATCGGTGAGCCAATTAAAACGGTGTAAGTACATCCCCGTTTCGCGGTTCACCACCTCGGGCGTAAGAGCCTTGACTTGAGGATGCCCACAGTTGATAAACATGAAAGATGACCAGTTCTTTCGTGGATAGAGATGCTGCGCTTTGTTGTCCATCTTGACGGCTTCCGTCGGCCTGTAGTCGTGCTTTACAAGAAAGCAGGCTTTTGCCCCGTCGGCGTAGTCCAGCAGTCCCGCAATGTCCCCCCGGAAAAGAAAATCGCAGTCCACAAATACCGCCCAGCCGTTGTATCCGGCGAGATACGGCGTCAGAAAGCGGGTAAAGGAAAACTCCGTAGACGACAGCGGATCAGTCTCTCGCCAGTAAAGTCCACGCTCCCGAAGTTCTGACTGCACGATGGGCTGGATGTCCACCTCAACGCTAGAGTGCTTGAAGATGCTCTTACGGCACACCTGATACGCGATGTCCTCGCGGCTATCCCACCCGATAAATACCTTCATAGCCGTTCCTCAAAGTCTATGTACCGCCAGCCGAGATACTCGGGCTTAACGGCGTATACGTCATAGTCGTAGCCACGTTCCTTATCGGTGATGCGCCGCACCACCCAATCTGGGAACGTCGTCGCAACGTCCACTAGCGCCGCTACAGTCATGCTGGCGTTGACAATGTAGTAGTAGTCAGGGCGAGGATTGG